TGCGAAGCTTCTTCTGCGAACGAAGGTCATCCTCCGTCAGGCCGCAAATCTGCATAAAGACCTTACGAATCGCCTTGTTGGCGTCAGCAGTAGAAACGCGTCTCTCGTTGCCATTCTCATCAAGTTCATAAGTGTCAATGCCACGCACGAGGTTGGAAGCGACACGTCTGAAATTCTCATACTTATTATCCTCTGCAAAAACGTTGCGCAGATTCATCGTACTAAAGTTCTTAATCATGATTTATCTCTCCTCCTTTCCTCGAAATTAATAAGACCCTACGGTCATCTTTTTGTCTTCGACGCCACTGATAGTAGCACCCTTTGTAGGGGTTCCGTTGAAGTTATCTTCAGAAACAGCGATACGGTCGAATTTCTTAAGGCAATAGCAACGAACAATGTCGCCTGCTTTGTTATAGAAAGCATCTTCCTCTGTAAGTTCTCTCGGAGACTCATAAGGAGTAAGGGGCTTCTGATAAACAAAAAGTGCATCGCCGGGATCGGTTACGCACACAAGCCACATACCATCAGGCATCTGCTGTTCTACAATTCCTTCAAACGTATTAACAGCAGCCTCATCAAAGACATCAAATTCAGGCCAGACCTTGCTCACGTCCGCAGCAACAAGCATACCGTTGTCGGTATTTGAAGCAAGCTTAATGTTAAGAATATGATCGCCATATTCCTGAGCATTGACGTTAGCAGGATAACCAGTGCCATGTTTCGTGACATTATAGTTAATATGCATATAAGCCATAGCTTAATTTCCTCCTAATTTTTAATAAAAAATAAGATCGCCTAAGCGATCTCAATTAATTGATTTAAACTTTTGATTATTAATTTCTGATTTCAGAAAACGGTATTGCGCGGTACTTTTTAAAATATGACATTTCTCCATATTCTTTCATACCCGCATAATGTTTGATCTTAATTGCATTAGGTCTCTTAGTATACGGCGTATCATTATAATCACTGGGCATCTCATAAATCCGCCCCTGACATAAATAATTTAATACATCCTGATCCACCCAACGAAAGTATGCAGTATTTAACACATCTATAACTTCATCTACTTTACCGTCATCTCGAAGCTTCTTTAGATTAAATAATGTTACTCCCGCATTAGTATAAACCAATCCATTTTCAGACCTTTTTACTTCAGGCGTTGCGGCAAAATAATATTGATCGCCAAGAGGAAGATCCCAAATGTCAGAAATATCTTTATCAACAATCGTATCAACATCAAGAGATAAAATAGTATCAAGATCTGGGAATACTTTTGGCAAAGCCGCTCGCATCAGTGCCATATAAGAAAATGGCGACTTCATATTTGGGCCATCGGGTTTAAAGTATTTCTGATTACTCACATTAATACACTCAACCTCTTTTGGCAGATCAACCAAAAATTTGTCATCCTCAATCAGAAGATATATTTTATCCACGTCTGAATTAATCAGCATGGATTTAACCGCTGGGATCATATTGTAATACAAATTACGAGTCCCTGTATAAACCGCATATTTCATCTTAAATTATTCCATCAAACAGAGTGCCAAATCTTTTTGCTTTCTTCTTCGGAGCGGGCAGCGGTTTAACACTCGCTTTCTTCTCCTGATCAGTTACAGAGAATTTATGCTGCTTGGCGGCAGCGGTCAGAATCGCGTCAGCCTTTGCGGTCACCTCTTCAATTGACATGTTGAAGTGATTCTCCTGATCGCACAGCGCAATAAAATCTTCATTTTCTGCGATGAGAGAGTAGTCATCCGATCCAAGAATCTCAAGCTTCTGCGGCTCTTCCTCATAATGAGTAAGCTTTTCAGACATTACTGTATAATCAGACTTCATCTTATCAAGCTTATTAATCTCATCTTGTGTCAGCCAAGTTGAGAATACCTCAACTCGATCACCGACCAGAGTATAAACATCCTTCTTAACTTTATAAGATTGTTTATAACCCTTGCCTGTCCACCAGTCCGTCATTATGACATATTTATCATCATCATAAACCGTGACGTCGTACCAGCAGCCATCCTCATCGGCATAAGTGTTATTCACAAGCTCATACAGAGCAGAGATCTTGTCCTGAAGAGACACGCTAAATTCGCGAACTGTGCCATTCATATTGACTGACATCGTTGCGAAATTCTGCTCTTCTTCCTGCTCCTCTTCGGGATCAGGCTCGCCACCTTCGGGATCTGAATCCTCAAATGCGGAAGCGAATGCCGACTCAAGTTCTTCATCTGTCAGGCCGTCATATTCGAAATCAATTTCCTCGGCGGTCTTCCCATACTTTTCAAGTAACTCTTCGAATTTCAACTTCGGTTCTCCTCCTTTCTTCAGATTCTCGCCAAAAGCGGCGGTATATTTATCCAGAGCATCTGTAAGCTCCTTCATAACTTTAATCATTTGCGACTGTTGATCTTCCTCCTCAAGAGAGAAGACAGACGCGTTCGCACCTTTCATCGCCGGATTCACGTCATCACCAAGAAGGGTAATGCCAGCCATTCTCATTTTATTGACAACGATTACTTGAGCATTAGCATCATATGATATTTCATCAGTATATATCTCAGCGCTAACATCCGTAATACCGCCCTTTTCTTCGAGAATATCAGCTGCATAGTTGCCATACTCTCTATAGATATACGCATCTACATAGGCATAATCCTTGTCAGTTTCCGCATCATGAACAATCTTAAAATTATTTGACTCTGGCACAGTACCTACAACCTTCTCATCGTAAATAAGTCGGTACTCACCTTCGTTAAAAGCGTCTTCCTCAATATGAGCATCGTGTCCGTTGTAATCAAAGTGCTCATCTCCATTCTCGTCAGTATACTTAATAACATTTGCAAGAACGGGAATATTGGCAAATGTGTCCTTCGCATCCTTGATCACTTTGGTAGAAAACGAACTTTTGTTTAGATTCTCCCCAGAATGCATGACCGCTATTCTTACTCTCATAAAGCGATCATCTGTGAATGAATCATCAATCTTGAACACACTGGGGGTTTTGACTATTTGTACAAAGTCTTTCTTGTTCATCTCAACCTCCACAATTCATCTTGTCTGTGAACGTAAAAATCATACCTTCTGGCTCGGCAAACTTTCTAATCGTTGCCGGGTCATTTAGAAAGGTTGACATTCCATTCTTTTCCTCAAGGAGGACAAAACCAAGCTGCTTAAGCTTCTTGATTGTGTCTGGATCTGAGGATTTAATATAATTACTATTCATATAATATACTCCCTTTAATATGCTTATGCCCTATCTGCCTTTTCACGACTGGCTTCGCCATCGTCTGTCAAAGAACCATCATCACTTACTGGTCTGCCGCCTCTGTAATAATTACTGGAGGTATAGCTTGATCTAAGTGGATCGTTAAACTTCTCCCCAAGATCAAGAATGTCCTCTTCAAGATGATTAAGAGACATGACATGAAGCGGGTCTAGTCCACTCAAAGACATGATCGCTAATTTTGCAGGAAGAGAGTACTGAGCATTTTCGAGCATCTCTTTTCTAAAGTCATCCCTTGTTAATCTGCCTACATGATAGAACTTGATAATTGAAGGATTCGAGACAACATTCTCTATAATTCGATTAAACCATCCCTCAATTTGCGGAAGAAGACTACTAATGGCAAATTCCGTATCTGCCCTGATTGCGGCATTAAAAGCAGTGGTTCCAGATATTTCGGCAGAATTTAAAATCTGTGCTCCGCCGGAAGTATTAAGAATTGACTTTGTCGCTTTGAGAACCTTATTACTTTCAGAAGCCTTATCTGTATTTGAAAAGTCAATAACACCGAGATCATCATTTCCGGGAACGATTGCCGCAGACATATAATCTGGGAGCGCCTCGTCAATAAGCCTTCTAAAATACTCAATAGCGACCGAGGGATCAACGGCCCACTCGTCGGCCATTTTTGCACCAGTAATAGTTTTCAGCTTTAAATATATAAGCTTATAGATTTCTGCATCATCAGCGATCTTCTGGTTATCAAAAATGTCATTTAGATTGATCATATCCCCGAGAATTCCAGAAAACGGTGGAATAACGGTCTCATAATCATAATTTCTAAATTTGAAAGCCGCAGCGTATTCGTCAGGCATTGGTTGCCATCTGCCATTATTGCCCTCTGTTTCAAAGGCTCTATACATGCTAGCAAATGGTTCGCCCCACGCTTCGATTAACCAGTTATTTGTTCCTCTAAAATAGGACATGTCTACCATAAAGGCGAACGAACCGTCTGGATACTGGGCATAGATTTTACAATAATCAGCCGGAAGTGGAAGCAAATATAACCCAGTGTCGTCATAATACGCACAGTTATAACTGACGTCCTGAATCATACATGTGATAATCACCTTTAAAAACTCATTATTGATATTCCACGCACCAAGCATTTTGGCCGTATCATTAAATGATTTTAAAATTTTGTCATCAGAATCTGGTTTAATCAGATCATACTTTGGGATAATACTCCTTGCTTCGAGACAGAAGAGTGTAGAAAAATATAATATAATCCTTTGATAAACCTGATTTCTATAAAAAATATAAAATGAGGCATTTCTAAGATTGGCCTCGTTCGAAATCGGACTTTGAAGATATGTAATAATATTTTCTTTTGTTAAAGACTGAATTCTCCTACTTGAAGATTTTGTTACATCCCTCAACTGTTTCAGCGGATCAAGGGCCGCTGCATAATTTTTCATTGCCCGATCATGATCTTGTATCCACTGCTGCATTTCTGCCGCAGTCATAGGTGCATCAACACCAGTTTTTTCTTGTGCCATTTATGCACCTCCATTAAATAATTTTTCCGCCGTATGAACCACGGCGGATTGTCAGCTGAGATGCTAAAGTTTTAGCATCGGTCTTCGGTTTTCGATTGAGAATAAGTTTGCGCCGCTCTTGAGCAAGTCCATATGCCATCATGGCCAGCACATAACTACGATCATCATGAAGAATACGGGCCTTTTCTGGCGTAAGTTCAAATGAATCACGACCTGACTCGCGTTTTTTTCGAACCATGTTCACGACCTCTTCCTTCATAGCATCGATGTTAGCAAGCGCTAACTCCTCCTGCCAAGTCAACTTTTGAATCCTCGTATTTACAGACTGAACTTTGTCCAATTCTTCGGCCAACTTTTCTTCAAAATCTTTCTGGTTTAATTTTTTCTTTTTAAGTCTCTCAGATATTTTTTCTCTTTCTTCTGCAAGAGTCTTCTCATCTATATCAAACAGTGTAAGAAACCCTTTATTATCATAAGCTGATGTAAATGAGATCTTATCCTGATTCATCATTTCAATCAGTGCTTCGTATATAATAGATTTATAGGCAGAAGGAGAGAGTAGCTTTATTTTATCAACAGCATTTGGAAATCGTGGAACATAATCTGATGAATACTCTCGATCTATTAAACCACGGTGTATAATTCCATCAGAAGTTTCCCAATCCTGCATTAAATAATCGGCGATATTAACTCCGCCCCCACCAGATCCGGCATCAATATAAATATCAATAATATTTCCATATGCATCCATGCCTGCATTGTAATCTAATATCATTTGTTTTAAATAACGAATCTGATCCGGGGTCTGCATCGGTGTTTTTAATTTTTTTCCAACATCCATTAGATTCGCGCAGTTTACAATCCTGCCACGAAGATCAATACTGCCATCAACCAGTGTTACGGGGTATACTTCCATAACGCCAACTACAGAATTATCCATACTACGAGCGGGATCATACGCTAGTATAAATCTTTTATCACCCGTATCGTTATACAACAGTGGAACCCGAGTTTCCTCATTTCTGGTTATTACGCCGCGCTTTATAATTGCGTCTGCCCCGGCGTCTTCAGAAAACTCACAATAATATTCTCTGCGCCCCTTAATTGGATTGGTTCGCATAGTTGCTTCAATCATATCCCTCGTAAGAGCAGACACAGTCGGCACATTGTGAATTGTCGGCCTCATAGCAAGTTCGCAATCTATATTGGCAACGAAATAATCTGGATCACCAGCGATCATCTGTTTGCTATAATCCCTGTATATTTTGTAAAATTCTGTATCAACACTTGACGCAGAGGAAACATATATTAATTGCTTTGGCGGCGATTGTGGCATGGCCATCAATCTAACCATATCTATACTGTTTCCATTTTCATCAAAACCCGTAGCAAACGTATTATCAACAGCGCAGAATGCTTTATAGACTTCTATTAAATTTCCATCCAAGAAGCCGCATTCATCAAATACAACGCAATCACTTCTTGCGCCTCTGGCGCGATCTACGTTCGACGAAAGAGTTCTTGTAAAAGCATCGTTATAAACTTTATATTCAAACCCAGATGGATTATGGCTAAAGCCATCTCCGGCAGCGGCGTTTACAACAACCTCGTTTTTAAATATTTTTCCAGTCGATCCTCTCAAACTGGAAATTCGATCATTCGCAACATCTTCCAGCTTTCTGAAAGTTGTAGCAGATTGTTGGCTTGACCCAGACGCGATATAACAATTCCAAGGTTCGCTGGATAACATTTGCTTTCCCATGATGAAGAGCACTATCCATAGTGATTTTCCCCAAGCACGACTAGCGCACACAACGACATTCTTTGTGGGCCATGCAGACTGCATGAGGTACGCCTGTGAATCTAATAGCTGTATTCTGAAAAAATCCTCATAGAATTTAACAGGATTTTGCTGATAATAATTCCGTTCCTCGTTAAGACGTATGAATCCCTCAAGCTTTTTATTGCTAATCGGATATTCTCGTTGCGGTGCAAATATATCATTATGATGATTTTCAATCCCAAGAATTTCTTTGACAAAATCGCTCCCATAAATACATTGGTTCGCAATCTTGTCATCATAACATACCTTATAATTATTCACTTGGGGCCACCTCTTGAGGCGCAACAATATAGGTGCTAACCAAATCATCAAGGTTAATTAAACCGCTTTGCAAACCGCCTAAATTATCAAGCGCATCTCTAAGATCAAGGTTTTCTTTCAGAAGAATTCTTACTGCCTCTTTATATGATTTGGTCTGCAAGTCCATCTCGCCAATCTTCCTTCTCTGAGCAGCAACTATATCTGACATCTCGTCCTCAGATAGCCGGAGACCTTTTATAATTGCCTCCATGCTGGCGTCGGCAACCTGTTGCATTCCTTTGCACGTTTCAATATCGTATCCGTTTAACTCATAATCTCGAAGGTTAAGTTCTCTGATTTTGCGCAGCCTGCCAGTAAAGGTGTCTTCACCTTTCGTTTTGGTTTTACTGTTTTTCAAACTCAGACAACTCTCAGCTGCTAAGTTAGTAATCATACTTGTTAGCTTCTGTTTACTATCCTGTAAAGATTTTATAGTCCCAGAGTTCTCTTGAACGGCAGTAACATCACCCATTAATTTTGCAATTGCATTATCAATTTTTGACTGCTGAAGAAAACCGCGCACAATCTGTATTGCAGAAGAAACTCTCATCATATCCTCATTGGCATCCTCAGAAGAATCAAGCATTCCAAGCAGTTGAGAATATAAAAATGGCTGGTCTTTGATCGGTTCTTCCTCAAACGGATCATAGTCCAGCAATCTTATTACATCTTGTTTATTTTTCAGATACGAGTCGTAAGTATCCTGACCGTTGTGTTCCTCGACGAGTTCCTGTGGCGTTTTTTCATCATCATAAACAATGGTTTCTTTAAACATGTCAGAATCTTTATATGTCTTCCCATTATGCTGCATCATCGCAATATTTTTCACATATGCCTCGTATGGGTTTGATTTGACTTGTCCGCCATTAAGATTTTCAGACTCTTGTATGCTTGAGTTCCATACACTTTCAAGAAACGGTTTATCTAAATATCTCATTGCAAGAATAACGGAATCTTTAGTTGGTTCATGTAGTCCACCAACTCTATCGACTCTTAGCGCAATTTTGCGAGCGCACTCTTTGCAAATAGGAGTTACCCCACCTTTACACATCGGATCGGTACTTACATAAAATTTATCTTTTGTTTTAATGGAATCACACATACGGCAATATGCACTTCCTTTTAATTTCTCATTTTCAGCGCGAAGCTTCTCATTCTCGGCACGAACCTGAGCAATAGGTTTCTTCGACCCCGAAGCCTTTGCCGTAGTGGACATTCTTTTTGCCGTAGCCACTATTTATTCTCCTTTAATCCAGTTCAACGGGATAATACGCCTCTATTCCATCAGGAGAGCAGACACATACCATTTGGCTGGCCTTGCCGCGAATTCGTTTTTCAACGGTAAACTCGTCGCCGCTTCCACAAAGTGCACCGCCCTGAATCATCTTTACGCCATTACATTCCTCAATTGCGCAATAATGCTTATGACCGAACAGGATTCCATAAGGCACAACGCGAATCATTGTAATTAGATTCTGTACTCCGGCCTTATTAAATGAGTCATAATCTCCATGAACACTGATGTAATATTTGCCGCGAATATTAATAAGCGCTATCCCATTATTAATATTGTTATCTTGTATATATTTAAAATTTTCCACCTCGTGAAGCGCCATACTGACCGCCCAAGGAATGAGCGAGTCCAGCCGTTCTTCGCCCATCGCTTCTTCCTTCTTGTCAATTCTGGAATGGTTACCATCAACACTGACAAGGTTGACAGTAGAAAATATTTTTGTCAGTTCATAACAAAATGAAGCGACTAATTCCGAACATCGCTTAATCTGTGAAATAACATTCTCTCGATTTGTAATCCGAAGATTCAGATGAATATTACCGCTGATAGCATCACCGCCGAGACTAACATAGCATTCATCTGCATCATGCCTCTTTGCAATAATTTTCACTTCCTCGAGTAGCTGCCCAAGTCGGTTCCTAGCTGTATCAAGATCATACTTGCCAAAGAAATTATCAAACGTGGCACCAATATGAAGATCGTTAAGCATAATCAAGATTGTTCTATCAGCATTGGTCACAGTGGGAGCGGGATGTTCTGGAAAATAAATACGCCCCATATCACATAGGGCGTCTTCAATGTTATCTAGTTTAGCTTCGGCTCTTGCCTGAATTCGGTTTTGTGCGCTCCACGCGTTACGCTCGTCGCGGAATTTAATCTTTTCAATTTCCAGTCGGCGTTCTTCCTCGCGCAGCGCCTCCAGCTGTTTGTCCGAATCAATAAAGCGCGACCGATTAGCAAGAAACATTTTATTAAAAGCGGCGAACTTCTTGCGGTATGTACTTTCACCGTAATCCTTATCCAGAAGCTTATTAAGAATATCTTTCACCTGATCCCAGCTGCCGATACTCTCTTTATCTGAACAGATTCGAAAGATCAGTTCCTCGTCGGACTCTCCCTCGAATCGCTTATACTCACTCATGTTTTGACTCCTTGCGAATCGACGCGTCGGTTCCCCACATGGCCTTACTGAGTTCCTGATCCACATAAGGTTTTACCTTCTGAGTCCGGGCAATCAGATCCATCATCTGATAATCTTTTCTATACTTTTCCTGAAGCTTCATTAGACTCTTTTTCTTCATCTCTATTTTCTCCAATTGGGCGGCATTAAGCCGCCCTGTTATCAAATAATCTCGTCAACAATTCCAAGTCTCAGCATTTCGTCAGCGTCGAGCCAAAGCTCCTTCCGCTCAATCTTTTCGTAGTAATCCTCGTCAATATTGGAGTGGGAGAGGATGTACGCCTTAATCTTTTCCTCGTAATGCTGTGTGAAATCAAACGTATCTTTTACGGCATGGGCAGATCCTTCCATATACTGGGAGCCACTGTGGATCAGCCCAACACTGAATTGATGACACACGGTCTTCAC